GGTCTTTCCTCGTTACCAGTGCCGTCACTATGACGGTTAAACAGATGACGATCAGGGCGATTAGCATCGCCTTTTGCTGCTTCATAGCCTGCTTCTCCTTGCCTTTCGGCACGTAAGAGGCTAACCTACGTGTGTAGAGCATAGATATGGCCTCAGATTAATGTTAAGCGTCTTGCCGGACGCGTAATGTTAACTGGGGCTTTTCTCTATCTGCCTTTTGGTGTTCATGCCTGAGACAGATAGCCTCAAGCACCCGCAGCAATTTTACTTAACTCCCCTTTTCCCACAAATCGTTTTTATCCCTATTGGTAATGTTCTCCCGATGTGGGATTCCCACATTGGAACGAATTCAATCAGTTAAAGACTCATCAGAATCTCACCTTTCTAAGTGCCCACAGGTGAGGCATTGCAATAAAAATAGCAAACGTGTATAAAAGGAGGTAATGCATGTTTTTCCAGTCTTATCAATCCATTACTGAGAGTTAAGGGGGCGCCGTGGATCGGTGCGGTAATTATTTACTTAAAGATGGTCGCAGTTTAGGACAAGGGAGTTTTGGCGAAGTATTTAAGGTTGATGTCTATAACTTAACCCAGACCCACATGACCACATATGCTCGCAAATACTTTTCACCTTGCCCGGACTTTGACAAGACCGCTATAAAAGAGTTGACTGATTTAAGACAGCGTTTTTTAGTTGAGATCAAAACACAATGCACTCTCAATAGAATAAACTATGATTCAATAGCGCCAATAGTTTTATTTAATACAAATGGTGATAAACCTTATTTTGTTATGGAATTGGCAGAGTGTAACTTATATGAAGCCATCCGCAATGGTATGAACTACGCGGAGAGGAAGTCTGCTGTTACTCAGATTTTAAAAGGAATTATCACCATACATGAAAACAACTATATACATCGTGATTTAAAACCAGGAAACATACTTTATTATGCCGATGGAAAGTATAAAATATCTGATTTTGGTCTAGTAAAAGACAGAGATACCTTACGGGCCGAAATCAAAACAAAATTTAAGCCTAATCACATGGGCACAGATGGATATCGAGCGCCCGAAATACATGATAGCGGTCTTTTTTCTTTTCAAAGTGACATATTTGCAGCAGGTAAAATTATCACTGATATATATCCCACAGAAAGAAGTGAAAAATTAAAAAGATTGATTGCAAAATGTTGCGCACATTGGCCTGAAGAACGATATCAAAGCACACGGGAGTTACTGGAAGATTTTTTAAAAGTGACGGGGGAGGTAAATCATGAAGAACATAATTGAAATGGCATGTTTTAGCCTAAAACAACCCCAAAAAAAAGAAAATGAAGACTTTTATTTACCGCCATCTTTTGATAGCGATTTTAACATTGTCTTTGCAGTAGCTGATGGGGTTGGTTCCTCTGAACATTCAATGCTTGCATCTCATGCAGCCATTCGTGGCATTAGACACACGCTAGGCACTTCCTTTTTCTCAATTGAAAGTGCATTTCATTCAGCTAAAAAAGAAATTGACAATTTAGATATTAGCACTGCCACAACCTTAACAATTGTTCAGATCAAAAAAAATGAAGTGTTAATTGGTCATTCCGGTGATTGCCGAGTATACTTCAATAAAAACAATAAACTAAATCAGTTAACCACTGATCAAACGAGATATCAAGAACTCCTTGATTCTGGTGAACATAAATTACGTAATTTAAGAAATCATAAAGAACGGCTATCTTCAGTCCTAACGAATGCTTTATCAAATACAACGGATTTGAATTTTGAGTTAATGTCTTTTCCGATTAGCCAGCTAATTTATAATGGCTATCTTCAACTCTATGCAATGACTGATGGTGCCTATAAGCATTGGGATGTCAGACCAAGGTTTTCTGAGAAGACAATGCTCTCACCAACAGCTTTTGCGAGTAGTTTAAGAAAAAGGATTGAGAAAAACATAATGGATGATTACACCTTTATAGGCGTAAAAGTAACCTAATTTTAGATATCCAAGATATTTACTCTAATTTAACCATAGTATTCCCAACCTCTTTTTATTGGGGGTTGGGTTCATTAAAGTCACCATTTTCTATTTCTTTCCCGTTAGAGGATATATTATTTCCAGATAAAGAAAGCAACTTCTTATGCAACTTCATATCACGCCATGCTTCCACCGCGGTAACTCTACATAGTCCATTAACAGTTCATGCCATTCTTCAAAATTGGCGTTATATTTAGTTGAAGCAAAATCAGCCATTTTATTCTTCCTCTTCGTCTTTTATTTCGTGATATGAGTAATTGCAGTAGTTAAAGAAAATATCTTTTGCTTCGTCATGTATTTCATCAGGCGTCGCATCATCATCCACTTCGAATTCATCCTCGAAATCTCCACCGGCTATTCCCGTTTCAATAATTATTTTGAACTTTCGCATTTAACTACCGCCCTGCCGGACAGCCTCCTGATGTTCTGAGGGCGCCTCCCCCCCCCCTCCGGTTAAGGATTAAATTTTTAACAGAGCTAAATTTAATTATTCAGTTCTGGATTTTGTCGCCCTGCGTATCCGCGCTTTCGCGTTACGCTCAATCTGAATTAGCTTTTCTATATTTTTTCGCCTTTCCCGCTCCTCCTGACGCAAGAGCCTTACATCATCTGCCAGTCTGGTTTCTCTTTTCGCCACAGAGAGCATCCAGTCAAATGGCTCCACAACTGCACCGCAGATTTTACAGCGGACCTGACGCTCTTTTTCGTCAACCCGGACAGAGGCGTGATGGCAATATGGTCTTTCCGATGGCTCATAGAGAAAATTAACCTGATTACGTGGGTCATCCTCTTTTACCGGAAATAAAACGATATTGCTTAACTCATCTTCTGGTTTTATTTCCATGCTCCTCTCCTTTGATGCGAATGCCAGCGGCGCGGATTGCAGCGATGACTTCAGAAACTTTGTATGCCATTACCGTTTGGTAATCATCGTGAAAATCTGTTCGATGAAGCATGCTGCTACGTTCTGGGAGCGATATTTCCCGTGCTTCCAGTTCTGCAATGCGCTTCTCTGCGGATTCCAACGCCGCAACCAATTCGTCTACAGTTCCGGCAGCTTGCAGTGCGTAATCGGTAATAGCCATCTCATGATCAATTTCAGTACCGTTCTCATTCGTTGAGGTGATAGCAAAATAATCAGAGTCGATTTCGTTATCAGCTAAGTGGCGTAGCGTATCGGCAACAAGCCGGCCGTTTTCGATTAGCAGCTTCCCTTCCGTAAGCGCAATCTCCTCGTTCTCCTGGTCGCGTGATTTGATGTATTGCTGGTTTCTTTCCCGTTCATCCAGTAGTGCCAGCGCAACATTTGGATTAAAGGCAGCAATAAATTCAGCGTTTGCGTAAGCCTGAGCATCTGTTTCAACCAGGCAGTTAACATGACATTCTGCAATTACGCCACCGGGCTCTCCTTTCCATTTTTGACAAACAAAAACTCCTGTTATATTCCCATGCTGATTGCCCGATGTATGCCCTACGATGTAGCATCCTTTAGTTGCTTTCTCTGCTGCTTCACGCAGCGCCTGATAGTCAATCTCGCTCATTCATCGCCCCACTCATCACAATATGCTTCGACCGGATTTTTTCCTGCTTCATAATCATCACGCCATGCTTCAGCATCAGCAGCACTGCCACCACGTAACTCTGCATATTCCATTAACAGTTCATGCCATTCTTCAAAACTGACGCTGTATTTAGTTGAACCAAAATCAGCCATTTTGTTCTTCCTCTTCGTCTTTTATTTCGTGATATGAATAATTGCAGTAGTTAAAGAAAATATCTTTTGCTTCGTCATGTATTTCATCAGGCGTCGCATCATCATCCACTTCGAATTCATCCTCGAAATCTCCACCGGCTATTCCCGTTTCAATAATTATTTTAAACTTTCGCATTTAACTACCGCCCTGCCGGACAGCCTCCTGATGTTCTGAGGGCGCCTCCCCCCCCCTCCGGTTAAGGATTAAATTTTTAACAGAGCTAAATTTAATTATTCAGTTCTGGATTTTGTCGCCCTGCGTATCCGCGCTTTCGCGTTACGCTCAATCTGAATTAGCTTTTCTATATTTTTTCGCCTTTCCCGCTCCTCCTGACGCAAGAGCCTTACATCATCTGCCAGTCTGGTTTCTCTTTTCGCCACAGAGAGCATCCAGTCAAATGGCTCCACAACTGCACCGCAGATTTTACAGCGGACCTGACGCTCTTTTTCGTCAACCCGGACAGAGGCGTGATGGCAATATGGTCTTTCCGATGGCTCATAAAGAAAATTAACCTGATTACGTGGGTCATCCTCTTTTACCGGAAATAAAACAATATTACTTAACTCATCTTCTGGTTTTATTTCCATGCACCTCTCCTTTGATGCGAATGCCAGCGGCAATTGAAGCCTGATAGCTAATTTCACTCACAGCACCACCTCCTAAAAATTCCCCTGACAGAACGCCAGTACACGCTGCATAACTTCGCTATTTCGGCACTCACTGCAAATTATGTTCTGATGCCTGTCATAGCGGCGTATTTCTCCGTCTGGTAACTTTCGAATCAATGTCTGGTCGGTTGTTTTCTCCGCTGCCTTACGCCATACGCGATACACCTGTTCTGATGCAAAAACACCGTATTTACCGGGCATGTATAAATCGCCACAAGCCAGTACATCCACAAGGCAACGTCTGACTGAATGCCAGCCTGCTCCCGTCGCTCTCTCCAGTTGTGATATCGTCATGCGTTCATTTTTGCGTACCAGCCCGATAATTCGGGCCTTCAGTTCTTCACGCTGTTCGTGTGTAAAAGGTTTCGCCATAAGCGCCTCCGGCAATCACTTTTCCGACACAATACGACCGGATGAATCGACAATCTGCCGAACAATATCCCGGTGCTTGTTCAGCTCCCGCAGCGCGGCGCAGACACGCTCCCACTTCTGAACCTGACCTTTTGCCCGGCGCAGCTCGCGGTTAGCCACATGCAGCGATGGTAAAATCAGACCATCCGGATGTTTTCTGGTGAACAACGGCTGTGACTGCACTGTGACCGCCACACTTTCAGTTTTTATTTCTTCCTGTGTTGCGGCTTCCCGGACTGGTAACGCAGCACCTGCTGGCTGAGGAAAGGCCTTACCATCATTTTCCGTTACCAGCGCGGCTTTCGGCTCTGCTGGTAAATTATCGCCCGGCATGCAGTAACGAAATCTACCGTTCTGATTAACGCGTGCCAGCCGCCCCGTTGCGGTTACCACCGCCAGCGTGGAAGCAACCTTGCGAGTACTGACACCGAACTTACCCGCTATTTCTTCACAGGTTTTAGCCCCCTCCTGAGCGATAAACTCAATCATCATGTTAGCGCTAACTTTTGGAGCGACCTCTTCGGTCAGCATATCCTGTGTTTCAGATTTTACTGGCCGCTCTTCGGTTACCCGGGATTCACCTTCGACAGCCAGAAACCAGGTGTGACCCGTTTTATCAACAACGCCATTTTTTTTGAGCTCCCACAGTTCGTTGAGAACTTCTTCACGGCTGATATCAATTCGTGCCGCCAGTTCAACAGAATTGGCTTTACCCATCGCTTTCAGTGCATGCAATACGGTTTCCATTAAAACTTCCTCCGGATAAAAATACTTCTCAAATCAGACAAAACCAGCCGCTTTCCGGCGTTCATACTCCTGTTTCAGCAACTCAATTGGCGTTGGTCCCAACGGGCGTTTTGGTGCCGCCAGTTGTCGCCGTACTGGCGGAACGCTCATCCCGTTACCAACATGCTTTGCCCATTTCGTCAGTTGCCGTTCCGCAAGTCGTTTTAACTCGCCCTGCGTCATCTGGCGCTCAATCCCTCTGGTACGCATTTCGAGGCAGATGTGGTACAGCACAGGCTGTGGCCACGGGTATTTATCACTCCCGTCGTATCGCCAAGATTCATTGCGCCAGCGCCGATACTCTTCCATCACGGCATCCACCGTAAGACCAAATGGATTTGCCCCACTCTCCGAAATCAGCGCAACAAACTCAGCCAGGTCCGGGGGCCACGTTTCACCCGCCCGGCAGCGGTCCATGCACTGACGGCACACCAGACGGATTTGCTGTTCAGTCATCGCACCAATCTGGGCAATCCAGAGCTTCGAAGGTGCGGCCCCGTTCTTCTGAGTCCAGCGGTTCGAATACACCTCCCCCATGAGCTCCCACAGCTTCCAGGCCGTTTCCGTTGCTGATAAATCCGTTGTCACGTTCCCACTGTTCGCGTGCAGCCCGGATTTCCTGAACTGCCCGTGATGCCGTGCCACCTGATGCTGCATGGCTTCCCCCCTTGCTGACTGGTTTTACCTGTGCCCTGACGTGCTGCACGTGGCGGGCAAATTTCTGCTCCCACTGAACCTGCGTGAAAACCTTCCCCTCCGCCATCCAGTAATCCCGGAATGCGGCAAGCTCAGCAGGTGTAAATTCCGGCTCAGGCAGAGCCATACCCCACACTGCTGCCCGTTGTCGAAAATCCGGCGACGGCTGCCAGACAGTAGTCATCGAAAATTTCCCGATCGGTTCGCTCAGGCCGTCCAGGTATTCAGGTTCGGCTGTCTGCAACGGCGCACCATTCGACTCACTGGTCGGAATACTCTCGCGCGCGTTATGTGTGGGGTTTAATTCTGTATCTGTATCTGTATCTTTATCTGTCGTGACTTGTCGTGACAGATGCGTGACACGTCGTGACTCATCGTGACAATCAGCATTATGTTTCCGCAGCTTTTCCCGCTCCCGCTGCGCTCTCTTGCGCTCTGCCGGGGATTTTGCCGTTTGCGAAACGTTACCATTGTCCTCTTTCAGCACCTGACGTTTTTCCCATCCGGAAATAAGGTCACCATCCAGAACCCGCCCCTGCATTGCATGCAAAATTGAATCAATTACGTCTTCCGTCACATCAAGCGCACTTGCTAAATCTTCCGTCGTGACATCAATGTGACCACGTAGTGACACGCCGTGACATGTCGTGACATTTCGTGACGCGCTCACCAGAAGATGGATATACACTGCCATCACTGTTGCGATTGGCTGTCCTGATACCCTGGCAATCGTTCGCCACTTGGGGTCATTTGGCATGTCATGCCACAATCTGAGCCAGGCATTAGCCATACTCACCTCTTCTGATACCGAACTTTACCCACGAACTTCCGAAAGAAATCCGGTATAAATATTGTTGGTCAATGCACAACAACTGCATTACCAGGCTGACCACCACTGTTAGTCAGGGTGCCCCAGGCGATCGCTACAGCGACAAAATCATCCACATCTTTCACCAGCCGATCCCGTCGTTCGACGATCTCCCGGTAATATTCAGAACTGTGACTGCGCATACGGGCCACCAGCAAAGGCGGCATCGCCTTTTCGATCGCCGGTAACAGCGCCTGAATTTTTTCAACCGCATCAGGCGTATCCTTCTCCACCCAGCGGAAAATTTTCTGGGTATTACGGGCCAGGGCTTCCGGATGGCTGTCGTCGTACAGTTCCGGGAACGTCATCCCAAGTTCGAAATAAGTCCGGGCTATTTCAGCTGCAGGCACTTTCTCACCATCAGGATATGCCCAGGCATTCATCGCCATGCGGATGTGTTCATGTTTGATTTTCATGAATCATTTTTCCTTTCGTTCGAGGTGTTATCCTTCTTTTTGTAAAGTTCTGGGTTCAACGATAATTTTCCCTTGGAGTATGCAACTGCTTCAGCAGCCCTCCCCTTGGGAACTATTTCGCCGGGACGCTTACGCCACATGTATATAGCTTCTCGGGTTACCCCATAAAAATCAGCGACTCTTTGGACAGAACCAAAAAACTGGACAAGTTCATCAACTCGCATTTCGCTCTCCTTAAAACTAAGTATTTTTAGATTAAAGGGTAATTTTTTTTAGGTCAATACAATCTAAAATAATTTATATTCAATTCGCGGGAGAAAATAATGGAAAGCCTTGGCATTAGGCTTAAGAAACTCAGAAAAGACAAAGGTCTGACCCAAGTTGAACTTGGCAAGCTTTCTGGCGTAACTGGGGTAACAATAGGATACTGGGAGAAAGATCTAAACGAACCAGGTAGCAAAGCTCTTAGTAAATTAGCCCTAGCACTAGGCACTACTGAGTCCTATCTCCTGTATGGAGTATCATCACCTGAATCATCCCTTGTGCAGAAAAATCCAGGTACCCAAATCCCATACCTTTCTTGGGGAGAAGCGATTTCTTTCCTAATATTAAAAGGAGAGAAAACTATGGGAAATGTCGACAGGATCACCACATTCTTTGATGTCAAGGAGGGAGATTTTGCCGTTTCAATGCCTGATGATACTATGCACAATCCATCAGGGTCCCCAAGCATTCCAGTTGGAGCCACAGTGATCATGAGGCCTGGCGAAAAATATAAAAATGGTAGCATCGTCGCAGTAATAGTCCCAGATCCACTCACAAACGAACCATCCATGACTATAAAAAAATTAGTTATTGATGGAAAGCTCGTGTACTTAGCCCCCCTTAACCCACGCTATCAATCATCCTTACTTACACCGGAATGTAACATCGTTGCTGTAGCAAAAGGTGTTCAGTTCAGCCTCTAGCTCCCGCTTTGCCCTGTAATCAGAGGTCGGCTTTGTCGGCCTTTTATCTTAAAAATATTTATATTCAACTTGACAGCAAAACTAAATATTCTTATATTCATTGCAACCCACCCCGCTTCACAGAATGCAGGGCAATACTTCGAGTTACCCGGCAGTGGTCAGGGGTTAAGTAGCCAGCCCGAGGCGTATGAACATGACGGCGGGAACACTTTGTATAACAGCGCAGCAGGTTTTTAGTTCCGCGACCCGGCGTTAAGGGGGAATGAGGTCAACATGGATACGCTCAATCTTGGCAACAACGAATCTCTGGTATGCGGCGTGTTTCCCAACCAGGACGGTACGTTCACCGCGATGACGTATACCAAAAGCAAAACGTTTAAAACTGAAGCTGGCGCGCGTCGCTGGTTAGCCAGAAACACTGACTGATGAGGTTGACGATGGAATTTAAAGATTTACCTCCTTCAATCCAGGAGATTGCAGCACACACACTTCGTCATCGTCTGAACGAACTTGAATTGGAATCGGTAACGAAAAAAGACACTGATAATATGGCTCGTAATGTGCGCGATGCGTTTACCGGATTGTATTTCTGTGCGTCTATAAATAAACACGACTCAGAGAGTATGGCAAATAAAATTGCAGAAACGACAGCGCAAAACATCAATACGAAACCAACGGAAGAAGAAATTGATCAGTTTGCTCATGATGCTGGTTTAAAAAACAAGAAAGAAAAATCGCCATATGCGGGGAACATGTTTGTTTATGACAATCTCATCAGAATTCGTGGCGAAATTCCGGCGGAATACCTGGCAAGAGTCCATCAGGCATTGCTTAAAAATTTGGAAACAGAATTATTTGATGGCAACACTAACGGTTTCTTCATGGTATCAGGCCTTGAGAAAGACTGGGATGCAGAAAAACGCTGGAATGTTGCTACATGGTTATTCAGTAACAGAGCCGCTGCACTGGAAGCTTCGGCATGTATTTGCGGCCTGTTCTTAACAGACCACAAATATAATCTGGATGTGTACAGTTATATTTACGCTGAACACGGTCCACTCTGGATTGACTGGTAATTATAAGGAAACACCAGCAGGGCCGCGGCGACCAACAGAACGATTAAAATCAATAATGCCATTATAAAGGACATTATTTAATTTATCGTCGAATGCTGATTCTGTGAGCCTCAACTCTGAATGAGTTTTTAATAACCCTGATTGCCTGAGTTGATTTACCAGGCATTCAATCTGTTTTTCAATAAGCGGATTTCTTTTTTTGTTTGGCATTTTATCCTCCATTGAGGTTCTGGGTTAAAAATGGAGACCAACACGCTGTCACGTGTGGTCGTGCGCCGGACACGGATAAGAATCCGGTACTGACAGTTTACTGAAAGGATATTTCCCTGAAAAGTCAG